AACGGGATTTGACAAAGCCTCTAGCCCTGCGAAGCAAGGCCGAGGGGGGCGTAAATCTGTATTGGTCTAAGAGGAAGGGGCGGTGCGATTTCTCCGCCCCAGCCAAACCCGGGTGATCCGCGAGTCTGACCAACAGTATCCCTCACCCATGACAATGGCAAGCGGGCTTTTGCTTGACCATGGCTGAACCATGGCTGTTTACCAAGTGGGAAGTGGTTTCCTTTCTGAGTGCCATTTCGCTCCTTGCCAAAGGAGCACATCAGTTACGCTTCATTCTGCTTACCGTTTGCGCCGCTGGACCTTGACCTTCTTCCGGGCCCGGCGGCGTTGCTGTGTCTGTTGCGGAGGCTTAACCATTTGCTTCTGAGTCATGTTCCTACGAGGCGCCAAGGCAGGCAAAAGCATTGAAGCTGCTGTAGCAACTCTCGCAAGCCGGGTACCCGGCAGAACGAGAGGTATAACCTTAGATGCCAAGGCAGCAATCCTCCCGGCCAATTGTAACCAATGCGTCGAGTTTTCATAAAAGAATCCGGCCTGTGCAACAACAAGCTGCGACGCATGGTAGGTCTCCAAAGGGATTGATGAGATCCCAACCTGAAATAGCGGTGATGAAGTCCGAAACTCCAAGTGTATATCAACCGTTAAAGCCATAAGTGTCTCATCAACAGTCGGTTGTTCTTCGATAAAGGCGGCCAGAAAAGGGTCATCAGTGTCGAAGTTCACGACTGGTACGTTCCTGTAAGCCAAATTAAAAGTAGGGCTCCCGGTCGTACTAAGTGAGAGTAAACTCTGCTTTGTACGGACACTCTGAATAAACAACTCGCTATCCTGCGTGGGTGGAGCAACCATATAGAGCCCGTTTTCACAAGCTCCATAGTACCTCTCCGCCGGATGCACACCATCAACGTCACCTGGAACTGGGGACCAAAAGGCGGGTTTTAACGAAGAAAATCTCGCTCCCTTAATGGTCCCCTGCTTGATCTGAACCCGCGACACATTAGTCGCGAGCAATGTCAAAGCAGTACATCGGGTTGCCGTGTATGGTGCTGTGGAGACTTCCACTTGTGGTGGTGAATAGGCTGGCGCCAAAATCCTTGCCCCAGCAACAGGAACAAAGGCCAGGCGACCAGTGCCAGTCAAAGTTCGCACGGAATCAACACGCAACCAACAAGGTTGATCTGTCGTCCCGGGGAGAAAGATACCACTTGTGGGAACATTGGTCTCAGGATATGACATTCTTGACCCATTAGCAAAACATATCGTATAGGCCAACTGAACAGGATTGGATTCCGAGATAGTCCGAATGGCTGTCGCGGTATGAATACTTCCATTGAAGTCACAAGGGAGGTAAGTCCACTCATCCGCACCATCAAAACCAATAACGGCATTGGTTCCGGCTCCCCAGATTGGTGGATTCCCTTCCGCGTTAATCCCAACAGTATTGTAAACAATACCAAATGCTGCTCGAGAAGTGTCATTATCCTCAACCTTTTGGTCAAGCCAAAAGGGGGAAGACGGATGCCTCATGAGAACATATCGCCTCAAATACAGTCCATAATCTGAAGAGTTTGTGCTCGTGTTTGTCTCAAAAGAGACAACGGCCGTCCTCTCCAGATTCGGAAAAGTAGGGAGACGAAGCGGCGGATTCTCATGTGGAAGCATGATCGTCTTTGCGATCTGCGGTAAAGAAACCGTCATTGATCTAAGTTTTGGTACTGGCCTCTGCATTGCAAGTGGCTACGCAATGCTCAGAAAGTAAAGGTCCGTAAGAAACTTCAGGGTTGGCATATAATACATTATCATATATTATGTATGAGGCAGAGCTCAAAAGCTCCTTTGTGGTGGTGGTGGGGCTATTATATATGATGGGGTTGACAGAACGGGCGGGTCTCGTTCCTACAAATCACCCGCCAGAAGGACCGAATCACAAATCATCTACCAATATGGCCGCCTCGAACAATTCAAGGCGAACCACAGCAGGCAGACGATCGATCGATCTGATGGTAGCCAGGTCCTGGTCGATGAAGCTCACTGGTAGTTTGTAACGATACGCCAGCGTCTCAACGGCCTTCCTCCCCCACAAGGGCGTCACTGTGTCCCGGAGTGTCCATGGCTTGTTTTCATCCCTCTCCAAAGGCTTTGTAGTCGTCCTCATTAGGAGCTCTCTGATCCGCAGAGCCAAGTCATAGATCACGGGAACATGCCGACCCAATTCCAGTTGCTGCGCGACTCCATTAGCCCATGCTGACGGCGAGCCAGAAGGCTCGCACTGCCAAAAGGCTTTGAAGAGGCGCCGCCCCGGCGTGGGTGCCCATCTCCACCTCCCATCTTCGCAAGGCAGAGGGAGGCAACCGAGATAAGTCACATCTCGGATTTGCCTCGATGACTCCGCTTTCACCAAGAGTCCCAAATCCCGTAGGTTGTCCACCACCGCATCCTGATAGAGAGTGACATCAAAGGTACATGCGACGATCGAATCGTCGCCAACTATTGAAATTCTCGTCACCCTCGATGCCTCAATCAAGTCGGCAATGACAACTTCATTGATCCTCTTTTGACCCAACGCCGCTGCGAAGGCAAAAGCAAGACCCAATCCGTTGAACACAGCGTTCGCCAACGCCGTGTCGTCCCTCCCGGACGCATTGCAAACCGGGGCGTCGTACTCAATACGAACGCCCTCCCTCCGAAGGTGCATCCTCCCCTTCGGTTCTCGCCATACCCCAAGCGTCCTCACAAGCTCTTCCGTATAGCCATCGACACGTGAGTAAATTCTATGGTAAAACTCCTCTATCATAGCCCAACTCTCAGGACTATGGGTGGCATCAAAGGCAGAGTAGTCCGCCCAAAACCAAGATGCCGCCCCAGAGTGTCGATCGAGCCAGTCATCCAACTGCTCCGGTCGCGCACTCCCATAGAAGAGCCACTCTTGAGGATTCCATTGGTACTTCAATTCCCTTGTCAACTTCTTCAACCACCTCCCAGCAAGGAGGTGGGTCTCGTCGTGTCCGGCTTGAATGAGCCTCGGGACGTTCACAACCTTCTCCACCGTCACACACATCCATTGGATTCTCACGAAAGCTGCATGCTCAGTCTTGACGAAGGCCTTAATATAGGCAAAGTCCTTATGCAGTCGTCCGCGTTGGAGGTACTTCTCTTGGGCTCTTCGGAGCTCCTTCAACCTCCTCCCATGGAGCGTGTGAAACCACTCCTCCTGAGTCATCGGCTCCCTGGGCCTGAGCCAATCACCCAACAAGAACCAAGCAAGCGCCGTCATTCGACGGAAACAAGCACTGTTTGGTTGCCTCCGATCCACCACCTTGAAGATCCGGTACTCGATCGCCAAAACAAGGTTCTCCGCGCCTGCGTCAAAGATGTAGGGGTAGACTCCGCTCATCCCAACACCTGCCAAAAGTGCAGCCTCACGCTTCTTAGGAACCCACAATCTCCGATCTGGACCCTTGATCCTCAAGTTCTCCTCCGTGGCCCAAGTCCTGGCTCCTGGTTTCAGGTCAACAGATTGGGACATCAGGACCACTTTCCCGGGGTAGACGATCCGATGCACTGTATTACAAACAGGCATGTACAACTTGAAGATCACGGATGTCTTCCACCCGCAATCCCCGGGGCATGCTCGCCCAGGCAACCTCGGCCCTGGCAGCAATGCTCCACAAAAATAGCAATCCCCCCAAGGATAATGAGCTGGGTTGCCATTTGCTCGCGTCACCCTCTTCGTGGCCCCGACCGTCCACCTCAAAATGCCATCGACCCCGGAGGATTGAGCAATAAAATCAGCGTGCCGGACGGCATCCAACATCTGGGTGGCCGGATACTCCCTCGGCCCACCCTGTCGGACCATCTCGACGCTGTTCCAGTCATTGAACAAGATACGATGTGCCGCCAACTGTGTGACTGTCTCAGCGGCCTGCTCGTTGGCGAAGGCCCTCATGCGATTACGGCCGTGCATTGGTATCTCGTCCATATGTAATGCCGGACTGTGCTCAAATCCCCTCCCGAACCAAAACTTCCCTTTATTCCACCACTGCCAAAATAAACCTTCTCTCACGGGCCCTAACTGAGGCACAAGTGAGACGATTCCGGGGCGGGCTCCGGCGACAACAACTTTATAACTCTTCGCACCATGCTTGATAATATCGCCATCCTGTACATAACTTAAATCCCGCCCTTCTGCTCGTCTCCTCCTCTGTCCAGTGTCCTCCTCAGATGGTACCACCTCTCGGAACATCCCACAGGCACTCGGTCCCAAACTCAAAACAAAGTACTCTCTTGCGATTGCCAGCGCGTGGTCAACAACATGGTCTGTTCTCTTCAGATACTCAACAATATAACTCACGTATGCTGGTCGCAATTCGGCATCTACGCTTGTTTGTCCTCCGAATGTCTCAGGTGGTGGTTCATCTAAAGGTCCTCCTCCATCCACTAGCTCCCATCCTCCACTATCCAGACGATCCTTCTTGATCTCCGGCGCTCCTGTCATTTCCTCCTTCCACTCCTCCTTCACCTCTGGTTCCGAAGCCGCCTCATCGCTCTCCTGAGCAACTTTCTGCTCTGCTTCTCCCGAACTTTTCGTCCGGGTTCCTTCATCGGTTGGGTCAACTCGGGCCACCGATAACTCTGTCATTCCCGTAGTCTGCTCCGGGATTACAGTGTCAGCTGGGGCCACAGACGGTTGACTGGAGCTGGCAACATCAGAGACCGCCTCACGAGAAATCTCGGCGCCGTCGAAGATCAAAAAGAAATCGACGTCATTCCAAGGTCCTTGAATTATTGGCGGTGAGGAAAGGGGCAAGGCATGGCTCTGGTCGCTGGCATCCAGGTCAAGGAGTAATATGTGGACATTGCGCAGCATCCGCGCCTCTCCACTCATCACCCTGGCCCTCCTCTTAGTACTCAGAACATAAAGGTGGACCCGAGCGCTCAAGAGTCGACTCAATTTGTTCAACAATGTAAACATAATCGGTGCATTGGCTCCTGATGGTGTGGGTCGAACCCCCTTTATCGCCTTATCAGCCCTCCCGGCCATGAGTGCAACACAAGCCATCGGCACACAAGACTGGTCAAGGAAATCAGAATTAACCTCCATCCATGTCTTGGCTTCACCTGATTCGACGTCCTGTAATGGCTCACAACCGGCAATCTTCAGGTCACCCCAGCACTTCGCCGCAGGCCCATTGATTGCTCTCCCGGGGGCCGGTTTCCACCGGGCCCCCCCTCTTCCTTTACCTCCGGAAATGATATAATTATGAGAGGATATGCTATATGGTTTTCGTTGCTTTGTTGTCAACATGGTGGCATGGTCGGCCCCCTTCGAGCTTGCAGCGCCAAAGCGCCCGCAGCAATACCAGCCAGGGACCTATACCCTCAGTTTACTTAAGGGGTCGAAGCAATCCGTACCCCCTGGCATCAACAGTGTAACGGGGCGTTCACCGTCGCGGACGTGTGTTGGACGTATGTGCACGTGGAGTAGATGCATCCTCACAAGGGTGTTCCTGTGTCCGAAGCAACAAAGACACAGGGGACGGCTACCGACTGACCCGGCCACAGACCAGGGCGACATCACACTTCTCCATTTGCGTGGGTCGTAGACCTGGCAAAGTATCAAATCGGACCAATCCCACCTTTGAGCTCCCGTGACTAACTGCCATGCCGCAAGACTGGTTGTGTTGTCACTACACAACCAGCCATGGATTTACCCGCTTTTGGCTGGAACCAGTGCGAGACCGGATTGGCTACCGTCTCGCCCCACCCCCATGGCACAGGGAACCACAGATAAGCCGTGGTTATCTCGCTTTCTATTAGTGGAGTCCAAAGGAAACGAGATTGGGCATAAAAGCAAAAGTTCACCCACTATGAAGGGCTATGAAAACGAAAATTCAAATGT